AGTGCCCAGATTGCGTGAATTAAATCTTTCAAAAAGGGCAGTAGTAATGACAGGAGCGGGTACACCAAGGTCCACAGCGGCAGAAACAGTCCAACGACCCTCACCACTGTCGGATACCCCTCCAGAGAATTGCTTAAGTTGACCATCATTCCGCAGAACATCAGCGGTAAGGTCAAGTAACCAGCTGCCAACAACACTACCCCTACGCCACAACTCAGCAACCTCAGCAACGTCAATATCATAGCAATAGGATTCTGGGTCTGCCATTGGTGCAACTTCGGCATCCCCTTCTCGGACGTACTTGGCACCTGCATTTGCATTTTTAATAATGTTAAATCCTTCGGCATATGCTTGCATTATACCATATTCAATACCATTATGTACCATCTTTACAAAATGTCCAGCACCTGGACCACCACAATGCAACCAACCATATTCAGCAGAAGTTATGTCTGAGTCAAATTGAGTCCTGGGGGCAGCGTTGATTCCTGGGGCAAGGGCATCAAAAATGCTCGCACAAGTGGAGACCGCAGTATTTCCGCCACCAACCATAAGACAGTATCCACGATCCAAACCGTAAACACCACCAGAAGTGCCGCAATCAATATATTGGATACCAAACTTTGCCAGACGTTCTGCTCTTTTCCGACTGTCTTTAAAATTGCTATTGCCATGATCAATAATAATATCACCTTCACTACAATATCGTAGTAACTCATTGATTGTCTCCTCTACTGTTTCGGCAGGAACAACCATTTGAAATATTCCTGGTTGCTCATATCCTTCTTTGTTTCTTTTAACTACTTTAACAAGATTTTCAATATCAGTTGTAATTCCATCCACAAATCCCTTTTCAAAGGCTTCGTTTGCTTTTTCATAGTTCCTACGATAACCCCAAACTTCAATACCTGCTCTCATCATTCGACGGGACATTCCTTCTCCCATTCTTCCTAATCCAATTAATCCTACTTTCATAACTCTCTCCTATTTAAGTTTAAGTGGGTAATCCCACTTCGTAATAAGTTCTGTTTTAGTTAAAGGTCCCCAAACACCTTCACTATAAAGATATGGTAAAGTCATAATACGACAAGAATCTCCAGTACATAAGAGGTCGTCAACAATCCTCCAAGATTCTAATACTTCATCTGCATGAACAAAGTGTGATTGATCTTCATTAATTGCATCATAAAACAGTTTCACATAACCATCAATTGCTTTTTCTACTGGATAGTGATACTGAAGAATTGCTGGTTCAACCATATCATTTAAACCAGGAGACTTAATATCAATCCGCATATCTAAATGAGGGTCTGGTTGCAATCTCATTACAATTCTATCATTACAATCATGCCCATCAAACAATTGTTGCGGGGGTGATTTAAACTTAATCACAACCTCAACACAATTCACAGGCAGTTTTTTGCCTGTCATAAAGTAAAAAGGAACACCCTTCCATCTCCAATTATCAATATAAAGATCACCAGCAACAAACGTTGGTGTTTGGGAATCTTGTTTTACTCCATCTTCACCTTTATAACTATCATATTGACCAAGAACTATATTATCACCCAACCTTGTTGCAGCAAGAACTTTAACCTTTTCTCTACGAATTTCTTTTGCATCATTCCTACAAGGAGGTTCCATCGCAATCAATGCAAGCACTTGAAGCATATGATTTTGAAGCATATCCCTAACAGCACCAGCAGTATCATAATACTGAGCACGACCTTCACAACCAATGGTTTCAGTTGCAAAAATTTGAACTTCTTCTACAAAGTTCCTGTTCCAAAGTGGTTCCAACAATATATTGCTAAAGCGGGTGGCAAGGATATTATTAACAGTATCTTTACCCAGATAATGGTCAATGCGATATACTTGTTTTTCCCGTAAATATCCAGCCACCACAGATTGTAGATAATTAGCAGATTGAAGATCGGTGCCAAAAGGTTTTTCAATAATGACTCTTGATTTTTCTTGGTCATCTAACTTACCTGATTCTTTTAGATTTGTAATTGCATCAGCATATCTTTCTGGTGGAACAGAAAGAAAATAAGTCATATCTTCTGAAGACTCTAACATCTTAAGAGATTCAGAATCACTCAAATCACAAGGAACATATTCAAGTCTTTTAATAAATTCTTGAGAATAACCACCAAGTATTTCAATCCAACTTTCTTTAGTATGTTGAGTTCGGGATGCACCAATAATCTTCAAATCTTTTGGCAAAAGATTCTTCTTATGAAGAGTATAAAGTGCAGGAATAAGTTTTCTTCTACAGAGATCCCCAGTTGCTCCAAATATTACTATATTTTTCATTCGTTTACCAATCGTCGTTTTCTTCGTAATCCCCGTTAAGTTCTCTTAGGTAATCAGACCACCATTGTGGGTCTTTTTGCATTTTCCAATTTGGTACTCTTTTCCCATGCTCGAAGTACCAATCTTGTATTGCCTTTTCAATAATCTCTTTTGTTTCAATAATTTTCTGTCTCCTCATCAGTGTCTGCATATGCATCTTCCAAGTAGGGTCCGTGTGGTCGTTTGGCATCTTCTCTGACATACTTTGCCTCAGATACACTTGTAGATAACCATAAAGATAGTTTCATTATTATGTAGATAATTACTAGAGGCAAAAAACATAATGTAAGAATAAGTGTGTGTTTCATTGTGGGTATGCGTTATTAAGTCCCCAGTTAATAAAAAGTCCAATGACTCCAAACATAAGCATTGCTTTAAAAAGTAAGTTTGACATTACTACCCACCTCCTTCTCTGATACCGTAAACATATCCAATGATAAGACCACACATAAACACAATAAAAATTAAAATTTGTTTTGTAAGGAACTCAATAAGTTCCTGCCATTCCATCGTCATTTTCGTCCTCATAAGTAGAGGGTTCCTCAAAAAGTTCATCCATTTTTTGCTGGAGAACTCTTCTTTGTAACTGCTCTAAATCTTCGTCTGTAAACTTAATCACCAGTAATGGATCTCCTGCTTTAACGTCATTGAGTTCTGGATGTTTAACCTTTGGGTTTTTTGAATATCCGTATTCAGCATTCATAATCATCCAACCCTGTACTATAATTGATAATGCAATTACTACAAGAACAAACCACGGAACTAAGAATATTATTGGAGTGTAATGTTCAACCATGGGAATACTGGTGGAATAACTCCAATTAATCTCAACAATCCTTCAGCAAATAAAGCAAGTACCACCCAACCAACGCACATAGAAATAATGGAAGCATTCCTATTGTGCTTTCGTATAGCAGCATCAATCATCTCCTGGACTTCAGTTCTTGTAATAAATTCTTCTTGCTCATGTATCATTTTTCATCACCAAGAAACTTTGCGAGTGGGTCAACTCTAGTTTTCACTATCACACAAGCTCTTTTGTAAAACATATTGTCTGTATTGCCAGACTGTTCGAAGGTCTCCTTGATCTTCACCCAGTTATTATAGGTGTGCTGATCCATAGGTCTTTATTATTAATATACTAATATATACTAATTACCGAACTTTAAATGTCAACAATATGTGTTCAATACGACACACTCATTAAGAGAATATTAAATTTTTAACGAATTTCAAAATCTAACTTCCTAACTTTTCTATTTCTTCTTGCTTCTTGGTATAATAAATCCTCTTTTGTTAGGACATTTTTAGAGTCTTTAAATTTGTTCATACTAATCATTTCAACCAGAGAAAGGTCTACTGCACTGATTTTTTCGTTTGTAATTGTAGTCATATTTGTACACCCACAACACTTTGTTTGTGTTGAATGTGATTCCAACTCTGTATTACAATTTTTACATCTTACTTTTAACATTTCTTTATCTTATGTAAAAACAATAAGCGGACAACGAGGATCGAACTCGTGATTTCAACTTGGAAGGATGACGTGTTACCTCTACACCATGTCCGCAATAATTATATTATAAAATAACCTGTCAAGGGGGGAGAAGAAACAACAAACTCCCCCACTCTATTCAGTTTGTCAAACTTCTACCGTGATCAGTTTGTTGGCATACTCATAGGCATACGAAGTACGAGCACCATGAATGCCCCAACCAATCCAACTATACGCATAGTCCATGTAACGATCGATAGACTTCCCAGGAGTTTTCATTCTATCTTCAATTCGTTTCCATTGAACTTCATTCGTAAGATAACGAAGTTGCGTTGGAAGTGTTGATGGAGAACCACCATACTTCTTAGCAAAATCACCCAATCCATAATAACGATCGGCAGATGTCCATTGAATCAGACCATAACCACGACCGCAGTGATGGTACTGAGTCCTACTACCACCTTCACAAATATTAGGCACGAACATAGATTCCTGCTTAATATTGCCCAGGATAGTAGCAAGGGCGTTTCTGTCTTTAATTCCTTGCTCTTGGAAATAATCC